ATTTTTTTATCTAAATTCTTAAATACTTTTTTCATTATCTTTTTATTTACTAAACCTAAAACTTAAAGTCTCAACTATTTCAGCTTGATTTTTTTCTTCAAATTCCTTTTTTATTTTTTTGAAATTTTCTTCTGCATTTTTTACATTTTCATCATAACTATATTTTTTTCTTTGAGTATAGAAAACACTTCAAATTCATTCTACTTTGTAATCTCTTAAATTTCAGGCTTTCATTTTTTCTTCTATTTGTTTTTTCAGAAAATTTTGTTTTTCAGTTAATTTATCAATCTCTTTTTGTAATTCATAAGCTTCTAAAAATAATTTTTCAGAAAATTCTCAATTATTTTCAGCAAATTTTTGGTTTTCCCATTCAAGTTGAGCTTCATAAATTTCAGCAAAAATTTTTGGAATTTTTTCTTTCCAAGCCAAAATTCTTTCTTTATTTTTTTCAACATTAAAATTAAATCTTTTTATTTCTCAAGTTAAAATTATTTCTCCATTTTCATTCTCAGAAGTTGGAAACCAAATTAACTCAATATTTTCAGGAAAATATCATTTTTTCAAAAAAGTTAAAAGGCAATATAAATCCAATTGTCAATGTTCATCAACTCTTTTTTCATCCCAAACTCATTTTCAAGTTTTAAATTCTTTTAATCCTTTCCAATCAGAAGAACAATTATCAGAGTATCAAAGAGTACAAACTCAATCAATGAAATCTTGAAATTTATTTTCAAATTCAGAAAATAAATCAAATTCCAACTCTTGTAATTTTTCTATAAATTTTGCATTTTGTGAAATATTTTTAAAAGAAGTTCTTAAAATTTCTTCTTTTCTTTTATCTTCAACTATTTCTCAATCAAAATTTTTCATACATTCTATCACAATCAAATCTTCGTTTTCATATTCTTTTAACTCAATCATTTTTCATAAACAAGAACCAAATAATATTTCCTTAGTCTCAAAAAATGGCTCTCATTCAAAATATGTTTTTATAAATTGTTTTTTATTATTTAACCAAGAATAAATCTTAGTCCAACTTAAACTTTTTATTAATCTTTCTGACATTTTTATTTTTTTAATAAAGTAAATTCTCCTTTCTTTGATTTTTTTATTTTTTAGATTTAGTTTTTATAGCCTCTTTAGCAGTTTCAATTTTTTCTGATTTTTTCTCTAAAGAAATTTTCATATCATCTTTTAAAGAAGCTAAATTTTTATATTGTTCAGGAGAAATTTTATTTTTATTTTTTGTTATCTCTAAGAAATTTTCTTTTAAACAATCCATATTTTTACATTTTTGTAATGCTTCATAGTATTTTTTAAATAAATCTTCTTTTTCTTCGTTTTCGATCTCCTCAACTGATTTTGTTTTGTATAAAATTTTTTCTTCTCAAACTTCTAAATCATTCACCAATTTTCTCCAATTTTCAAAATTTAATTCATTACTATTTCAAATTTTTCAGGTTCTGTCTTTTGTTAAAAGTTTGTCATTTTGTTCTGTAATTATCGTTCTTTTTCAAGTTTTATCTACATAAATGTAACCTACAACATCCATATAATAACAAATCTTTGTAGAACTTTTTCAGTTCAGACTAGGAACAATTCTTTGGATCTTTTCTTCATCTGTTATATTTAGCTCTTGAGCTATAACAATAACATTTATATCAATATTTTTTATATCTTTAATAATTCATTCTATTTGAGTTGCTAATTCTCACCAATCTTGGAGTTGCATTTTTCTTTTGTTTCTTTTTTCTATTCCATTTTTTATAATATCAGAAATCTCAGTTATAGAATCAATAACAAGAGTTTCAAAATTATGCTCTTGTTTTTCAAGAAAATTTTTTAAATCTATCAAATCTTCTAAAGATTTAATCTCTACATAAGGAATATTCTTTCAGGCTAAAGGTAAAAGTCAATTTTCAGCAGAAGCAAATAAAACATTTTTTGCTGTTCATCAAAAACTTGTTTTTCAACTTCAAGATGGTCAATACACCAAAGCCTTAATTTTATGATTCTTTGGTGTGAATATTTTAATTTCCATATTGCAAATTTTTAAAAAATAAATATAATAATAAGGCTTCAAAATGAAGCTAATGGTTTTAGGTGTAAATAACCATTATTTCCATATAAAAAGTGCTTTTCTCTTACCAGGATCTAAGCACTTTTTTTGTTTTCTAAAATTTCTTTGTATTCAGAAATTATTTCATCAACTTCATCAGTTGTAAATATTCTCCAAACTTTTCAAATTTTAGCTTTAAAAGTATTCCTTCATATTCTTTTGAATACTTCAAATATTTCTCATATAATTTCATCTCTTGTCATAATTTTTTTTAATTAAAAATTAAATTTTTATTTCATTTTTTACTTTTTCCAGAAAATTCTGGCATTTTAGTATGAACTTTTACATAGTTTCTTAGCTTTCATTATAAATATTAAATCAACTAGTGATTCTGCTTCCTGCTTAACTAATTCTCTTACAGAAAATTCTTTTTCTTCTTCTGTTAAGATTCAAGTATAACATCATCATATAAGAAGCCGTTTTTTTCAATCTTTTTCTACTATTTCTGTTTTCATTTCTCATCTATTTCAGAAAGTAAATCTAATATTATATCATTGTAATTCCTATCATCTTTCTCTATATATTTATAGGTTTCAATGAATGTTTTCATTAATTTTTTCCCTGGTATATTTTTTTTAGTTCTATATTCTCTTAACCTCCCTATTGCATAGGGAGAAAGGCAGAACGCACAGAATTTCACCCAAAAAATCTCATCATTTAATAATTTGAATAATTTTATATTTTCTCTTTTCTTTTCTTGCATTTTTATGCTTTATATAATATAAGTTATATAGATTAAAATAAAAAAATAAGATACTGCTTCTGACTAATCCAACTTATATAGCTTAAGTATCTTTAGTTATAGCTATATAGTCTGCCCACGACTACTTACGTATGCTTTAATCAATCCACCTGTTTATGTTAAAGTTCTTTTCTAAATCTGTATATATTATATAACTTTTCTTATATAATGCAAGTTTTTTTATAAAATTTAACTTGATTGTTTTTTAATTTATTATATAATATATCCTATATAAAATATATTTTTTTCTTGTTTTCTTTTATTTTATCTATATCTTATATACTATAACTTAAATAAAAAAGAAGAAAAATGAAAAATGTTAAAGCAAAAATATTTGATAACACAAAATATCAAATAGAATTTTTTAGAATTTTTTTAAATGAATCAAATAAAAAATGATTTAATAGTATAAGTGAGATTGCAAAAAATGTAAACATACCTCAACCTGAATTAAGTAATATTTTTTCTTGAAAGAAATGACTTATAGAAGAAAAATTTAATCAACTTATGGGTTGATTATGATTTACAGATAAAGATGTAAAAGAAATTGAAAGAAAAGCTAAAGAAAATTTATATAGAAGAGAATACTGAAAAGAGATAAATAATCTACCATTAGATTGAATTGATTTAACAGATTTTGAAAAAGAAGAACTTTGAAAGATATTATTTTCAAAGGTTGTTTGAGTTGAACCAACTAAAGAGGATGTTGAAGTTATGCTAGAAATGATAAGAATGAGTAATAGAAATAAAAAATAATATTTAAATCTATAAAAAATGGAGGTACAAAAAGTGATAGATACTATTCCTTACTCATTATCTTTGGATATTAAAGAAAATAATATATCTATTTGGGAAAGAAATATAACTAGTAATTGAATGATTTATTATGAAATTATATCTATAAATAAAAATTTAAATTTTTATCAAAAAAGATGGACTTTGGCTCATGAGATGTGACATTTTTTTGATGAAACTGAAGTAAATGAAATAACTCCTTACCTAACTAGATATAAGCAAGAAAAATCAGCTGATGAATATGCTTATAATTGTTTAATCCCTGATAATGAATTGAGAGAAAAAGTGGAGGAATGATGGAATCTAGAAAATTTACAAGTTTATTTTTGAATTCCTCAAGATAAAATAAAGGTTAGAATTGAAAACTTGTATAAATGAAATGAAAATTTAAATTTTATTTTTTAAATAATGAAAACAATAGAAGAATTAAATGAAAGAATTTTATGGAGATTTTTAAAGTTTTTCTATTTTTTAATAACTTGAGTAGTAATTGTTATTTTATGTTCTTTAATTTATACTACATATAATTTTTACCCTAAAGATACTTTAGATAAATTAAAAAATCAAATTGAAATATATGGAAATGAATTAAAAAAATTTAAATACAATGAAGTATATGATTATCTTGATGATTTTAGAACTTACAAATACTCATTAAAAGATTTTGAATATTCTTACTTAACTCCTTTTAAAAATTTATATAAAGATTTAAAATTCAGTGATATAAAAAATAGTTTATTTACTTTTGCAAAAATATATTTATGAGTAGAAGTAAAAGATAATTTTTGGAAGGAAAAATTTTATTGAATGATTTTTACTCATGGTTTAGCTATTATATTATTATATATTAT